TCGAGCCCGCGAGGGTCACCGCGGGGTTTCCGGGGCGGATGCCGGAGACGGTGGTCGCGCCCGTCGCGCCGGGCCACATCAGCGGCAGGTCGAGGCGGCGCAGCTCGTCGTCGGCGTACTCGGCGCCCGCCAGCTGGACCACGACCTCACCGTCGGCGGTGAACGTCATGACCGGAGCTCCCGGCATCGGCCGGAGCCGGAAGGTGGTCGTGGAGACCAGGGCGACCCAGTAGGGTGCGCCGGGCACGAGCACGCCGATCGCGCCGAGCGTCGGCGACGAGGTGTAGACGAGCTGGCCGTCGACGAGGCCGTGCGCGGTCGCGGTCGTGAGCAGGTCGTCGGCGGCGGTGATGGCCGCGGTCCCGACGGTGGTCGTCGGGCCGGTGCTCATCCAAGCGGCATCAGGCACCAGAACCTCCTAATAGGTGTCGCGCCAGCGCGCGGAGAGTCGGGCGATGGGGTTGTATTCGTCGGATTCGAACCGCACGGTTGCCGGGCCGGGAGGCAGCAGCGGCCAGTCCCCGGAGTGGTCCCACAAGCGCGTCACGGACCCGTTGAGGAGCACGGTCCGCTTCTGGGTGTCGATGTCGAGCCAGTCGTCGGCGCCGAGCACGGTATCGAGAGAGAGGGTCTGGAATGTCGTGTCGGTGACCACGGAGACGCGCGGTGCCGGAACGGGACCGGTGATCCTGAGCAGCAGCTTGGCGGGGGCGGTGCCGGCGTTGGAGACGGCGACCTCGCCGCCGGCGACGACCGTGTGGGAGACGGCCGGGACGCGGAACGGGACGGAGTAGCCGCCCGTCCGGTACAGCAGGCCCATCTCCACCGAGTGCTCCACCGCGGAGTAGATCCCCGGGTCGGGGCAGAACAGCGTGGAGGTCACGCGAGCAGTGCCGTGCTCGAGGCTGTGCGAGAGCATGGTCGCTCCGCGCGGCCGGCCGTACATCAGGTACTCAGTGCCGCCTGCGCCCCACGTGATCTCCACTTCGGCGCCTGTCCGGACGGGGGCGAGGGCGGCGTCGAGCGCCCAGTAGGCCTGCATGAGGGCAGCCCAGTTGCCTTCGTCCATTTCGACGTCGAGGGGGATGGTGGCGCCGGTGCGCCATTCGGCGCCGGACCATTCGCCGTCGCCCCAGGGGACGTCGCCGGTCTGGTCGGCCCGGACGCCCCGATCCCATGGGTTGAACCGGGTGACGGTGTACGGCGTTCCCTGGTTCAGGGTGATCGCGGGCATGCCGATGCGGGCGATTTGGATCTGGCCGTCGGTGAGCGCCATTAGGACACGTCCATTGCATGCTCGCGCTTGGTGGTCGCGGTGAGGTTGGCGCCCAGTCGGATGTCGACGCGGCGGCGTGCGTCAGCGAGTTCGCGCAGCAGTTCACGGTCCTCGTCTGAGAGTGCCGAGTCGTTGCCTCCGAGGTGCCTGGGGGGTGCCATGGACAGGCCGATGTCGTTGGTGAGGCCCCGCAATGTCGACTCGACGGCGGGGATCTCGTCGTCCATGCCTTCCTCGAGGCTGCCGATGATCCAGCGACCCTCCTGGTACAGAAGCTTTTTGTCGGTGGATTCGGGGCCCTTCCAGTCCGGGATGGAGCTGGTGAGCTCGGAGAACTTCGACTGGACCGAGTTCCACATGGCCTCGATGCCGTCGAGCAGGCCCTGGAGGATCTCCTTGCCGGCGTTGTACAGCAGGGACCCCAGGTCGCCAAGGGAGTCCATGATCCGGTCCGGGATCCCCTTGACCCAGTCGACCAGCGCGCCGAGCTTGTCCCGGGCGGCGTTGTAGACGCCCTGAAACCAGCTCGCTGCCCGGCCGGGCAGCGAGCTGAGGAAGCCGACGACGGCCAGGAACTCAGCGATCTTGAGCTGGGCATAGGCGACGATCGAGTTCCAGATGCCGACGAAGAAGTTTTTGACGTTCGTCCACACGATCGTGAACAGCGCGGTGGCCTTGGTCCACAGGTCAGAGAAGAAACCGGCGATCGCGCCCCAGATCTCCGTGGCCTTCTGCTTGGTGAACTCCCAGCCGAGGACGATCGCCGCGGTCACGGTATCCCAGTGGACGACGAGCAGGACGATGATGGCGATCAGGGCGACGATGGCGAGGATGATCCACGTGATCGGGGAGGCCGCCAACGCCGCGTTCCACGCCCACTGGACGGCGACCAGGACGCCGATGGCGATCGCCAGGGGGATCAGGAGCGGCAGCAGCGGCTTGATGATGGCCAGCAGCACCTCGAACAGGGGCATCAGGATGCTCAACGCATCGGCGAGGCCGTCGCCGAAGGAGCGGCTTAGGGTGTCGATCTGGGCTTGCAGGCCGCCGCCGACGGTGTCGGAGACCTCCTGCGCGGCACCGGAGACCTCGCCGAGGCCGGCGGCGGCTTCGGACGGGTCGAGGGCGTAGAGGCTTTCGTTCAGGTCTTCTGCCTGGGTGCCGAAGAGGGCCACGGCGGCCGCATCTCTGGCGACCGGGTCTTCCATCTCGCGGAGCTTGTCCAGGACCGTGTCGAAAGCCGCCGCAGCCTCGGGGCCGCCGCGGGCGAAGATCCCCGTCATCTCCTCGGCGGACAGCCCGATGGCCTCGAACCCGGCCGCCGTGGTCTCCGAGCCGTTGATGGACCGGATCGCGAACTCCTTGATCGCGTCCGCGAGGATGTCCGAGTTCCGTGCCCCGGCGGTGAGCCCTTGGTTCATCAGGCCCAGGGCGGTCGGGGCGTCCAGGCCGAGCGTCTGGAACTGGACCGCGTACTCCGTGAGGGTGTCGAGCAGGTCCCCACCGGAATCCAGTCCATTTTGGAATCCCACGGCCATGAGGTCGAATGCGCTCTGCAAGTCCGGCACAAGGCCCGTCTTGACCAGCTGACCAGCGGAGGTGATGACCGAGGAGACCTCCTGACCGAACACATCGGCCAACGCTTGAGCGTTGGTGGTGAGCGATTCGATGTCGCCGCTCTGGCCGAGCTGCGAGAGCTGCCGCTCAACCTGCCCTACGGCCAGACCGACCTCGCCCAGGGACGCGCCCCAGCCGTTGGCGTACACCGCGGAGGCGGTCTCGGCCGAGGCCGCGGCGGCTTCCTCGGTGAGCCCGAACTGGGCCTTCATGATCCCGGGGAGGTCGGCCTGCTCCATGGCGAGTGAGAACGCGGAGGCGAGCAGCGCCGCGCCACCGAAGATCGCGCCAGCGGCGAGCATGCCCTTGAAGGCACCCCCGAATCCTTCGCCGAAGGCCTCGCCGGCCTGCTTGCCTCCGTCCTCGGCGGGCCCTTCGAATTCGTCCTCGATGGCACGTCGGCCGCCCTTGAATGTCGGGATGAGGCTGACGTATGCGCTGGCGATTTCAGCGTTTGCCACGGTGCTCCTCTCCGAGCTGGTAGCCGCGGGCGCGGAGCGCGGCGTCGATTTCGGCCTGGCTGACGGTGGGTTTGGCGGAGCGGGTGGATCCGCTGCCCTTGCGTTCGAAGGGGCGCGGGTAGGGCTTGGCCTGGCCGCGCTTCTTCTTGTCGGTGTTGACCGCGACTAGGAGGTCCCAGATGTCGGCGAGCACCATGGCCTCGCGGCTGAGCGGCTGCTTCCAGCCCGCTCGCGCCGCGGCGAGGCGGCTGGTCGGGTCGGCGAGGAGTCCGCGGGCGAGGTCGTATGCCTCGTCCCAGGTCATGCGGCCGTCGAAGACGGATTCGACGGGGTGGTCCTCGATCAGTCGGAGGACGGCCCGGATTTTCCCGGGTGGGCTCCGGTCCGTTCTACCCACTGCTGCATGACGTTCGCGAACCGTTGCAGGTCCATGTCGCGGAGGGCGTCCATGGCCTCAGGGGAGGGTTCGGCGGCGTCCAGGAGCGACACGAAGTACCGCATCTGACCCATCTCGTCGGAGCGGACGGCGTCGATGAATCCGCCGGCCTTGACGTTGCGGACGGCTTCGGATGCGGGCGGGATGACGAAGGTCTTCCCGTCGTGCTTGAACCGGAACGGCATCACCCGGTCGACGTGGGAATCGCCGGGCGGAGGGGTGGCGTTGCTCCGGCTTCGGTTGCGGTTCCTGTTGCGGCTGTTGGACATGCGCGGGGTTCCTCTCTGGAGCGCGGGTGGTTGTGACCGTGGCGGCGGCGACCCGCGCGGCGCCGCCGCCACGGGGTTTAGGGGGCGACGATCAGGGACGAGTTCCAGTACTTCGCCGTGTATCCCTTGGCGTCGTCGCGGTAGGCGGTGACGGTGACGCCGTACGAGACCGGGTCGCCGGTGGAGTTCCAGGTGATCGCCTCGAGCTCGGTGACCTCGCCGATCGGGATGTAGAGGCGCACGAACTTGTCGCCGTCGACGTAGTCGAGGGCGAAGGATCGCCGGCCGCCGGTCTCGCCGGGGTCGATCTCGATGGAGCCGGTGACGTCGTCGACGGTGGCGCCCCAGTAGAGCTCGAGGGTCGCGGTCGAGGTCTCGATCATCGCGAAGGCGACCTGGACGGAGGCCTCGGTGACGACGCTGCGAACGACCTGCGCCCGCTGCCACGCGCCGATGTTGGACACGGACCGGTTCGGTGTGAGCTCGACGCCATCGGTGGAGATCAGACCGACGTTGTCCCAGGGCGCGCCGAGCGCGGTGGTGGCGTTGGTGGGCGCGGCGGTGCCGGTGGCGGCGTAGTTCACCGCGCCCGTGTAGGCGACATCGACGTTGTTGACGTCGGTCATGGTGGTTCCTCTCGGTCAGGCGCGGGGTCAGATGGGAGCGCCGCGGCAGGTCAGCGACGGCGTGTAGATGTAGCGGGGCAGGTTCGACTCGGGGTCGGGTAGGCGGGTCGGTCCGGCGAATTCACTGACCCCGTAGAACATGACGCCGCCGATCACCTGGCCTTCCATGGCGCGGATGAGCGCGCGCGTGAGGCGGCACAGGTCGTGGGCGGCACCGAAGGTCGGCCCCCAGCATTCGATGCCGAGGGTCGGCTGGTCGACGACGACGTTGCGCGCCGGGCCGCCGAGCCGCGGCGCGATCGTGAACCGCGCCGGCCGCGGGTTGGGGACCTGGCCGTGAGCGGTCGCGGTCTCGCCGCGGGCGGTGTACTGCGCGTTGAGGTAGGCGATGACGATCGCCTCGACGTCGGGGAACGCGACCGCCTGCGCCATCAGCGCCGTCCTGCGTCGATCGCTCGCGTCAGGGCGCGGTCTTTGGCTTCGGCCACCATGCCCTCGCGTGAGACGGTGCGGACGGAGGCGCGGGCCCGGTTGGGGCCGACGTCGGCGTCCCATTCGAACCCGCCCGGCTCGGCGGCGTTCGCGGCCGCCTCGATGTTCTCGGCCCGGCGGCCGAGGTCGTCGAGGACTTCGTTGGACCGCAGGAGCTGCCGGACGCCCTTGCGGTTGAGCTCCACTTTGACCTTGGCCATGGTCTACCCCTTCACGGTCTTGAGGGCGATCTCCAGGTGCGCGAGGTCGCCGGTGACTCCGCGCCACAGGTCGATCGGGCCCTCGATCTCGTAGGTGGTGCCGTTGAACCGGATCCGGTCGTCCTCTTCGATGTCCGCGTTGGGCGGCGCGTGGAGGGCGGCGTTGATGACCAGGCCGTCACGGCGGATGTGGAGGCTTTCGCCGCCGGCGGGCTGCCACCGGCATCCGGGTTCGTCGTGCTCGGGGGCGTCGTCCCAGTCGAGGGTGACGTTGTTGTAGGCGTCGGTGACCCGGGCGGCCCGGATGACGACGACGGTGTCTTGCGCGAAGGAGACGGTCATGGCGGCCCCAGGTGGGTCGTGCGGGGCAGCCGCGGGTAGATCTGCCGCAGTGCCTCAAGTTCGGGCCGGGTCAGGCCGGTGGTACCGGCCCAGCCGTCGGCGCCCCACGTGACGGATTCGCCGCCGGCCTGCTCGGTGCGCACGCCCGCGGCCATGGCCGAGCTGACCCCGGCGAGCCGGGAGGTGACAGCGCAGGCCAGTTCGATGAGTTCGTCCGGGAGCGGGTCGAAGCCGTGTGTGTAGCTGACGTCGAGCGGGCCGCAGGCGGTGCTGGTGACCGTCTGACCGTCGAGTGTGACGTCGACCGGGTTGCCATCGGTGTCGACGGCGGCGGTGATCGCAGTGGCGGGCCGCTGCGGGAGCCGCCAGGGCCCGGGGCCCCGCAGGTAAC